CTGATACATGACCGATATCCTCAATGGTTATCTGTCGTTTGTCATGATTGATCGCCGCGAAGCGTTCGCAAAAGACTCCTGTCTCACCTCGGTATGACTTGTTCCGATTGACTACCAAGCCTAGATTTTCTAGGTTAGTAAGATATCGCTCAGATTGTTCTTTTGTGAACAGTCCGAGTAGGTCATCACCACAAATGAGGTAATCGTTTTTGGTTGCTCCTGCGTCCCACGCCGCAAAGCCGTTAAGGATGCAAAGGATAATCCAGGTTGGTCCGAGACCCATGTGTATACCACGCGTGGAGGTAGTTCCATCAGGGAGTATCTTGGGAGAGAGTAGTATCTTCATCGCTGCTCGGTATTCAGGAGGTAAACCAATATGAAGGCAGAGTTCTTCTCCAACGAATTGGGCCAGCTCATGATCTATATGATCTGTGGCTGCGCTCAAATCTGCGGAGAGGAGCTCACGGTTGGGTTGGTAAGCTAGCTTCAGTTCACGGCCACGGAGTATGTCACGTGTAACGTGCCATAGTTTCGCGGATCGGAGAAAGATGTCTGTTAGCCTTCGGGCTATTGTGACCTCATTCCCCCCATGAATTGTTGCGACCCTTATCTTCCCACCTAGTTCTTCAATCGCTACTGGTTTCAACGGTAGCGGTTTATTTCCTGAATTTTGGAAACAGAACTCTTGCAACAAGTCCTCGAAGTCGACGTCTGGTACAACATCTGGATTTTCGTTCGCATGTAATGCATAGTCATTATAGCGGTCGAAATCCCGTTGTGCCTGTGTCCCCTTCTTGAACTTGGTGGAGAAGAGATCAACCTTGCGGAAGTGGCTCCAAATGCTGGTTGACTCAGGATCGGGTTGGATGGATCGGGCAAAAGCCTCTTTCATCTTCCTGATCTCTTGGTCATATAACCAGTTGGCGGTGCCTCCTTGCTTAGTCGTCCGTTCGAGACAAGCATGGCCGCTAGGGGTCGGCCAGGCATATGCCGCTAGCTTCTCTTTGTCGAACTTTTCGACAGGGAGCTGGTGGATATAAGCCTTGATCCGATCACGATTGAAACTCCTGTGGGGTTCCTGTTTCCATCTTCCTACTGCATCCGAAATGGCTTGGGTTACTTTCGACCGTGGTATGGTCCATGGGACAGCACGAGAAAGTGTTGACGCAAGGAAACACTTCTTCTGTACTGTCTCTGGTGCCTTAGGATTCATTGCAGTGAGACGAGCCTTGTTCGTGAAAGCCTTTAGGGCTTCTTGACCTTGGTGAATCAAACTGTTGATGAATCCAATGAAGCTCTTGAGCATCTTGATGTTGCGGGGTCCGGTGATTCCTTTCTG